GATATTAATGACATGCATGCTAAGTTTGGTGTGCATGAGTGGATGGAAAAAAATGCAGGCAACACTGAGCTTTTGCAAAAGTTCTTGGACTTTCGAATTAAATTTCTGGAAGAAGAACTTAATGAAACACGTGCTGCTGGTACTTATGATCGCAATGCTGCAGAAGTCGTCGATGGATTGATCGATCTCTGCGTGGTTGCCATTGGTACTATGGACGCGTTCGGTGTTGATGCACACGAAGCATGGAATCGAGTACATGCCGCGAATATGGCCAAGGAACCTGGCGTTAAGGAATCACGTCCTAATCCACTCGGTCTACCGGATTTGATTAAGCCTGAAGGATGGAAAGGTCCTGAACATCATGACAACACCGGGAATCTCACTGACGCTGTTTGACAGCATCTTTGATAACAAAACAAACAAGCGCGTTGATCTCCATGATTTCAATGCGTTTGAACGCGTCTTGTATAAACTGTCTGAAGAACCACGTAAGGATAAGAAGGACGCACCACTTATGTCACCGGCAACATACAAGCCCGACACTACACGTGCAAACGATAACGTAGTTGAATGGCGTAACTGGTGTTGTGTTGACGTGGACGATTATGAATTTGAAGGAGAACTAGAAGATGATCTCATACGAAAATTTCCTACTTATAGGTTCGTGTGTTATAGCACTGCTAGCAGCAGTGAATCTTCGCCAAAGTTTCGTCTTGTCTACCCACTTACGAAACCTGTTGCGAATGAGAACATCCGAAATTTCTGGTATGCACTCCAGGTTGAACTCGGCGACCTCGGAGACAGACAGACTAAAGATCTATCTCGGATGTATTACGTACCTGGAAAATATGCTAACGCTAGCAATTTTATTTTTAGTGTTGATGGTGCTTTTATTGACCCAGACGAGTTAATGTTCAAGCATCCAATGCCTGAGAAAACAAACCTCAATAATTTCTTCGATAGATTACCTACAGCAATGCAAGAACAAATCATCGAGTATCGTAAGAATAAATTGGATGCTGACTATAACTGGTCTTCATATCAAGACTGTCCGTTTTGGCCAAAGCAACTGGCCGCTGAGTATCGTACAATTAGCAAGACCGGTTGGTATCATAAGATGTATCAAATCATGGTCGCTGTTGCTGGTCGTGCTATTGAAAGAAAATATGCTATCACGGCCGACGAGATTAGCCAGCTTTGCCGGCAGTTTGATATGGATACTGGCAACTGGTATAAGAACCGTCCAATGGACAAAGAAGCAGACCGTGCTTTAGAATATGTCTATAAGAACCTATGAATATCTTTTATCTGATGCATTTTGAAGGAAAGCCTACTTTAACCGGTAGTGTTGTTGACATGCGAATAAAAGCAATTCATGAAATTATTCAAAGTAAAAAACTTAGATCAACTAGTGTCATCTTTTCTACAGCTATAAGAAATGCAGAAACTCGTGCTTTACGAGCACAGGCTATAGCTTTAGGATTTAAATGGTATGAGTTCGATAAAGATGTTGATACTGATGATGCTGGATGGCATTTATTTGAAAGCGCTTTAAAAGATGCAGGAATTACAAAAACAGCAAAAATGAAAAGACGAGTTGATAATATTATTATGTGTGGTACAACTCTTTCTGGTTGTGTTTTGTTTTCTAAAGAAACTTCAGCTACACAACTTTCTCGAAAAGGATACGATGTCAGTTTGTATCTTCCTGCATGCACAGAAGAAGAACAGCCAGGTGCGACATATCCAGAAAAACTTTACAATTCTTTCGAACTTATTTACCGGCATGTAAGAGCTAATGACATGTTATGGGATAAACTAGATATCATTGCTAGTTTTAATTCTTTACGAAATAAATTACGCTTTTAGAAAAAAAAAAACGTAAGTAGTTGTTTTCCTTTAAAATAAAAATGCACTTTTTTGTTTACAAATGAAAAAATATGGTGTATAATAGATCTATAAAATGGAAAAGGAAGGAATATCCAATGTACAAGTTTTTAGAAAATGTAGTTGCTCTTGAAAAAGACCTGATGCAAGACGTTATTGCTAACGAAGGCATCGATAAAGAAATGGCTAATTTCTACGCTCAAGATCGTAACGACGTTATCAAAGCTAAAGACCTGCATAACGCTGGTAAAATTGCTGAACTTTCTACTCATATCGATCGCCTTGATACTTTCCTTCGTGAAGGTATTGTAGTTGCCTTTGCTAAAGATCTTGGTAACGATTGGGTTGCAGAAAATCTTGGTTATGAGGTACTTGTATAATGATTAAAGCTCTTTTCTATATTGGTATCGGTGCTATTGCTGCATATCTCTACATGAATCCTGGCGACATCGATGGCGCTGGTAATATGATCAAAGACGGCGTTAACTCTGGCGCTCAAACAATTGTGGATCTTACGGACTAATGGATTATGAAGCATACGTCTATCGTTGGACGCACAAGATAAACAACAAAAAATATATTGGGTATCATAAGGGCTCGATTCATGACCCTTATGATACCTCGGCTACTTGCCAAGAAATGATTGACGCCTTTGGAGAAGGAAATCTTGAAATTGAAATCGTAGCAAAAGGTACGGTTGAAGATATGATTGCATTGGAGAGAAAAATGCTACTTGAAGTAGATGCACGAAATAATGATGAATATTACAATAAGTCAAACGGCGGTGGTGCTGCTTTGAAAAACTTTATTAAGCCTAGCCTAGATACACTGCAGGAAAGTATTGTGTCTCGAAGTTTTGAAGTTCAAACAATTAAAAAAGAAGAAATCGCGACTTACGATAAGTTTCAAGTTCGATTTAACGAGATCGATACAAAGCATGCTAAAATTCTTCGTGATAAAATCGATGATAAGAACGGCGACACTAGCGACTTTGTTCCTATCAATGTTTTACAGGACTACAACGGTCAAGGTCAGCATCTTATTCTTGATGGAAATCACAGAATCGTAGCCGCTATGGATTCACTTCGATGCAGGCATTTACCAGTTCAGTTTATTCCTAAATCTGTATACAAAGAGTTCAAAACTCTAGAGCTAAAAGCTCTGGCCAATCGTCTTAATCCTCAACCAGATAAGCCAGCACTATCCGTAAATAAAGATGATGCTGTAAAATTCTTGCTCGAAAGATATGATGGAGGCAATGGCCTGTCTATAATGTCAGATCAAAACCTTGTTGAAATGAATGCATGGGGCATGACTAAAAGAGCTGCAGCTGCAGCACAAAAACAAGCTATCAAGATTATAGAAAATGAAGCTGCGATTCCTGCCGGTGCGGTATGGATCAACTGGCCTGTTTCACGAAAGAAACAACTTGATGCTATTGTTGAGCAACATAGGGATAGTGATACAATTGCTATTCATGCATCATCTGGCGGTTTTCGCTTAGATCGTCTTCTTGCTATTTCGTGTGACTTTCCTAAGAAAATGAAAGCTGTAGTCGTTATTAGTCATCCTCATGCAACTGCAAAAAAGAAATGGGAACGTGAGTTTCTTCCTGCTCATGAGAACACTATTAAAACTCGAGTAAATATGAAAGTAGAATTTGTTGATCTCCCAACAATTGACTACAACGCTGGTTTACAAGACTCAGCAGATGTGGTATAATATACAAAATGGAGCAAAGCATGAAAAAAGAAGTTGTACAAATTGACCGTGAGTCAGTCAAAGTTCTCAAAGAATGTATTGACTTGCAAATTAAGAAAGGCCAGGACTATCAGAACTCCGAGTCTGATATTCTTCAAGCCATGCACTATCGTCGTGGTGTAGATACTATTCACGATATTATGATTGGTAAGATGATGCGCGCCACTTCTCTTCTTGAGTCTGGCAATAATCCTAATCACGAATCTCTCGAAGATACGTATAAAGATCTTATCAACTATGCCTCGTTTGCAGTATCCTATATCCGTGGTACAATGGATGGCCAAAAGCCTGACCGTGATATGTTTAATCGGCGTAAAAAATGAAAGTCGGTTTAACAGCATCTACCTTCGATCTATTGCATGCTGGTCATGTGGCTATGTTGCGTGAAGCCAAAACACAATGTGATTGGCTGATCGCCGCATTGCAAGTAGATCCTACTCTCGACCGCGCAGAAAAGAACGCGCCAATCCAGAGTATCGTTGAACGTCAAGCACAATTGGCTGCAGTAAAATATGTCGATGAAGTCATTATTTATTGTACAGAAGCCGATTTACTTGATATAATTAACATGTATGATATTGATGTTCGTATCCTTGGAGAAGAATATCGATTGAAAGATTTTACTGGTAAAGATGAATGCCGCAATCGTGGTATTGAACTTTACTTTAATAAGCGAGACCACCGGTTCTCGTCGTCCGATCTAAGGGAGCGAGTCTGTGCAAAAAGTAAGTGATATTCGTAATTATTTTATTGAGGAGTTGAAAAATGAAAACTTTACCCGGGACAAGTCTGGAGTCAAAACTATTGAGCTTATCGGTGCTTCATTCCACGCCGACAGACCCGCCATCTTCGGCACCCCGTCTGAGCAGTATATTTCTGATGAGCTTAATTGGTATAATTCTTGTTCTACTAACATATTTGACATACGACCTGAAGGCGAACCTCCAGCTGCTTGGAAATACAGTGCAAACAAACACGGAGAAATTAACAGTAATTACGGAACGTTAATTACGAGTGATAAATACTATCGTCAGTATGATATGGCGCTTGATGAACTCCTTACTAATATGGACACTCGTCGCGCCACAATGGTCTACACAAGACCCTCCATTTGGGCGGAGTACAATGAGAATGGTAAGAACGATTTCATATGCACTAATGCTGTCACTTATTATCTACGCGATGGCGCAATCCACGCTGTGGTCCAAATGCGTTCGAACGACGTCGTGTTCGGATACAAGAATGACTATGCTTGGCAGCTTCATGTTTTAACGCAGCTAGTAGATGATTACAACTTTTGCTACATGGATAATGCGGCTGACGCTGACTATCGTAAAGAGATGGTTGTTGGAGATATTATATGGCAAGTTCAAAACCTTCATGTCTACGAAAGGCACTTCGACCTTGTCAAATAAATTTAATTTCAAGATTGTAAATAAAGATCCTAAGACTTGGGACAAGCGATATTTGTCTCTTGCACGAGAAGTCTCGACCTGGTCAAAAGATCCTTCCACTCAATGTGGTGCAGTTGCAATTGGATCTAAAGGACAAGTGCTCGCGCAAGGATACAATGGTTTTCCTCGAGGCATTGAAGATCTAAAAGATCGATACGATGATAAGACGAGGAAGTATGAGCTGGTAGTCCACGCTGAAATGAATGTCATTTATAATGCTACATATAATGGTGTATGTCTGAATGGCGCCACATTATACGTACACGGGTTACCAGTATGTTCGGATTGCGCTAAAGGCGTAATTCAAGTTGGCATTAAAAAGGTTGTCATGCCTTCACAGGAAATTCCAGAACATTGGGAAAAGTCATGGCAAAAAACTAAGGAGATGTTTAATGAAGCCGGTATCAAATGGGAGTTCTGCTCCTGAACCTGTATTCGAAAAAGGTTATCCTAAGCATGAAGGATACTATGAGTTTATGCTACGCAAAAGCCGAGAAGAAGACGAAAGGCTCGGTATAGATCATCGATCTCCAGAACAAAAGATTAGAGAACTAACAGAACGAATTAAACAACTAGAAGTAGACATGGCACATGTCCTCAGTGGAAAGTAAAATATTAGTGCTAGGACACAGCCCTTCCTCGAAAGAATACTGTCCGAGGAAGGGCAATCCTTCTATCAATCGCCTGAATAGGTGGTTAGATGACTGTGGTGTTAGAATATACAGCTTCAGTAACGCGAGTGCACACCGTGCGACTTCTCTGAAAATGGCTGATATAGATGAAACATATATAACTAATATCACATCTGGATATAATAAAATTCTATCTCTAGGCAATGAGGTGAACAATATTTTAACTAAAATGGGTATCGAGCATTACGCACTCCCACACCCATCTCCCTTAAACAGGAAGTTTAATGATAAAGCGTATGAACCAAAAATCATAAATAAGCTAAAAGCATATTTACAAATAGACGTTACTGTGGTATAATAGTAGCGTAAGGAGCGAAATATGAAGACTATTATTCTACTCGGTCGTGGGACCGAGGGCTGCGGCGTAACACAATGCGCAATTCAAATGCAGAAGGTTACCGGAGCCACCATCCTCTCAGCAAATGACAAGAAGTGGGGTAGAGCCAAAGGCCTCGATATCGAGCAGACAGAAATGTCTATTGGTAAGGAATGGCAAGACATGGCAAACATGATCAATGAATTTGATCTGTGTATCGTGTATTCTGTTCCATCTAAATCTCATCCACAAGATTGTCAAGACAATTTCCTTCCACTCCTTGATGCTATCACAGTTCGCAAGGCATTTATCAATGTAGACCATAAGGCTGCATCGATTGCACGTAATGCTAACCTTGCCGAAGTGTGTAAGCGTATGGACGTAATCATGACTCATAGTCTCGAGAATGATTTCTCTCGATTTATGAAGAAGAATAAGATTATGGTACCACTCAAGAAGATGGGACTTGGTTTCGATTATGATGGACACCGTGCAAAGTATTGGTTGCCAATCGAAGAAACGTACGAAGAATATGTACGTTGGATTGGTCGTACTGCCATGTGGAAAGGTCCTGCTCTCATGATTGACTACCACCAGGATGCGCTGATGGACGCTGGATTTATTACAGTACTCGAAGGATTGGAAGCATCTATTCAATATCCTCTAGTTCTGTATCGCGATAATAAGAACGAGAATCCTACAGATCGTCGTAAGGTTGTAAATTACTTCCGACCAGAAAAGCAACACGGCGAAACAGAAAAGTTTAGAGAAGACATGTACGGTACAGAAGAAACTGGACAAGGTGCATATCTCTATCCACAATATACCAATCATGACTGCATGCAACGCATGGCCAAGTCAGGTTTTGGTGCAGACTTGTATCACCTTAAAGCAGAAACCTATGGAAACAATATTGAGAACTGCCATGCTGAAGTAATTGCATGTGGTTCTATTCCAATCTTCCATAAACACTTCTGTGATAATGTCATACATAAACTACAGGACAAGCCGGTAAGCCTGTGTAAAGATACTGGCACAATTGGTCTCGACTACACTAACTTTGACGAGTGTCGAGATCTTATGATCAAACTTAAAAATGATCCTGCGATGAGAGATGATTGGCGGGAAATGGCATTTGAATTTTGGAAGCAACATTCAAACGGTGAGGACGTTGTAAACGAAATCATTGAACTTGCCACTACCGACGAACACCAACCACAAGGACTCGAGGAGTTTTTCTAATGAAATCTATTTTTATTACCGGCATCGCCGGCATGATCGGATTCCATACTGCTAAGAAGTACCATGATCTTGGCTGGGATGTATGGGGTGTCGATAATTTCAACGACTATTACGAAGTTCAACTCAAGCGTGACAGGCAAGCTATTCTAGAAGAAATGGGTATTGCTGTGCACGATGATGACATTCGTAATATCTACAATGGATTTGTTGGTGCGATGGATAACACTGACGTAATCCTACACCTTGCAGCTTATGCAAATCCACGCCATGCGCTTGAAGAGCCACAGCCATATATCGATACTAATATTACTGGTACACAGGAAGTTATTCGCCTTGCCGAAGAAACTAATATTCCTGTGGTGTATGCATCTTCTTCATGTGTTATGCATGGCCAGCCACTTCCATGGAACGAGCATGACAAGGGTGCTCACCAAAACAATCCGTATGGCTGGTCCAAATGGGTTAATGAATGCCAGTTTGAACATTCAAATCTAGAGCGTACGACTGGTCTTCGCTTCTTTACTGTCTATGGTCCGTATGGTCGACCAGACATGGCGCTGTTCAAGTTTACTGATGCTATTGTAAATGACTTACCACTTACACTCTACAACTTTGGCGATATGAAGCGTGACTTTACTTACGTTGATGATATTGTACAGGGCATTACACTCGTGGTTGATGATATTCTCAAGCCAGCTGGTACTATTGATGGTACACGCCATGAGATCTATAATATTGGCTACGGCGAACAGGTTCAGCTCATGGACTTTGTTGAAGCGATTGAGCATGAACTTGGTCGTAAAGGTCGTTATGATAAAGTACCTGCACACCCTGCTGATACGCCTGAAACTTGGTCAGACACAACCAAGCTACAAAAGCTTGGATATAAACCTACTACACCAATTAACGAAGGTGTAAAGCAATTTGTAGCATGGTACAAGGAGTATTATAATGTCAATTAATATCGCAATCGTAGGACATGGATATGTAGGGAAAGCTGTAGATCACGGCTTTTCCACTTCACAGGTTGTCAAGCATATTATCGATCCAATCTATAATAATAGCCTTGCAGATATCAGGGGTAAGTTTAGACTCGATGCTGCGTTTGTCTGTGTACCTACACCCTTTGGACCAGACGGAAGCATTGATTCTTCGATTGTAGAAGATGTAGTCGAACAGCTATCTCATTTTACATGTCCTGTTATTATCAAGTCGACAGTAACACCAGACGTGGTTGAAAGGCTGAGCAAAAACTCAGATGTAGTTTACAACCCTGAGTTCTTGACCGAAGCAAATCATTTAGAAGATTTCATTAATCCTCCTATGCATATCTTTGGTGGTAACGCTATAGTCACACGTCGTGTACAGGATCTATACGAGAAGTATAGTCAATGTAAGCCGTGTCCTGTTATGCACATGACAGCGATGGAAGCGAGCTTTGTCAAGTATGGCATTAACTGTTTCCTTGCTACAAAGGTTCTGTGGTTCAATCAGTTTAAGGATCTGATTGATGATACAGAGTCTAAATATAATGTAATTGTGAATGCGATTGGTATGGATCCTCGTATTGGACATAGCCATACACAAGTTCCAGGACCAGATGGAAAGAAAGGATTCGGAGGGGCATGTTTCCCTAAGGATACCAATGCATTCTCAACCTATGCACGTGGTGAGTTCTCTGTTCTCGACGATGTCATTAAAGCCAATAATATATACAGAAAACAATATGAATTGGATGACCGCGAAAAAGAACAGAAAGTAAATTATGGCTAAGTATGCAAGTATAGTACCACTCATTGGTGGTGAAACAATAGCAATGCAAAATGTATTCGGGAAACGTCCCGAGTACATTCTGTCGTATGAAGGATTTGAAAACAATGATCAACACTTGGTGGAATACTATAAAGGAGAAGTCCCCTACCATCTTATTCGAGACGATTCGTTACCTGAGGTTGAGTCTGTTGATGTCATTAACACTGTTTGCCCTTGTGCTGGCCTTAGTAGCCTCAGTACTACAAGTAGTTCTGATGCTGCTGCTAATGATTGGATGCGCACCAGTGCACGGCATGTACTTGGTACTCTACGGCCCAAGGTCTTTTGGGGAGAAAATGCACCACGACTTGCTAGTAAAATGGGAGAACCGGTTGTTGAAGATCTTCGAAAGATCGCAAGAGAAAATGGATACACTTTCTCAATTTATAAAACAAAAAGCATCCTTCATGGACTTTCCCAGGTAAGAGATCGTACGTTTTATTTCTTCTGGAAAGACGAAAAGGTACCGCACTTTGGATATATAAAAAGGGAGCATGAGAAGATCGAGGATACGATTCGTTCCGTGAAACGGGATCGGAATGATCCGATGAACGTCCTGGCAAACTCGAATGTTCCGTCTGCTGATCCATACTACCGCTATGTTCTTGAAGAACTAGAGGGTGGTATTACTCATTCGCAGTTTCAAGATAAGCTCGAACACAGCGCAGACGTTAAGCATTACATCGAAGACCAAGGTGTGACATATGACAAAGTGTCACAGTGGATGACTAAGAATGGTTACGATCGTCAGGCAGAACGTTGCATGGCGATGTATCATAAACTCAAGAGTGGTGGTAATATTATGAGAAGAGGTGTGAACGTGCCGAAAGGACATATCGGCGCTTTTGTTGGTCACTACCCCACCATGCTTACTCACCCTGACGAAGATCGATTCCTTACAATCAGAGAATGCCTCTCAATCATGAAGCTACCCGAAGATTTCATTCTTCAGGGTGGAAATAAAAATATCAATCACATCTGTCAAAACGTACCTGTAACCACAGCACAAGACATGGCTGAGGAAGTACTGTCGTATGTCGAAGGCCGTAAGGCTAATCAGCTTGTTGATACTGACTTCATGGTTCAATGTAATAAGACAATGCGAATTGAAACAAAAAACAACAGTGTACGATTAGATGCTTTTATGGTATAATAGTATCATAATCAAAGGAGAATTCTATGCCGTCAATCATGGATAAGCTCAAAAAGAATAGTAAGGTAAGTACTACCGAGATTCTTGCTGAGTCTAAATTTTTTAATGAAAAAGATATGATCGCCACCGACGTTCCAATGATGAACGTTGCTCTGTCTGGTGATCCTGATGGTGGACTTACACCTGGCCTGACAGTGTTGGCCGGTCCATCAAAACATTTCAAGACTTCATTTGGCCTGATCATGGCCAGTGCCTATTTGAAAAAGTACCCCGAAGCTGTACTTCTATTTTATGATTCAGAGTTTGGTTCGCCGCAATCATACTTCCAACAGTTCGATATCGATCCTGAGCGTGTACTACATACACCTATTACGAATGTAGAAGAACTCAAGTTTGATATTATTGCTCAGATGGAAGGACTAGATCGTGACGATAAAGTTATTGTCATGATTGATTCTGTTGGTAACCTTGCTTCGAAGAAAGAATTGGAAGACGCAATCAACGAGAAATCTGTAGCAGATATGTCACGTGCAAAAGCACTCAAAGGTTTGTTCCGTATGACCACGCCTTATCTGGCTATGAAGAATATTCCACTAGTTGCAGTCAACCATACATACAAAGAAATCGGTCTGTTCCCTAAGGACATCGTGTCTGGCGGTACAGGTATTTACTACTCAGCTGACAACATCTGGATTCTTGGTCGTCGGCAAAACAAAAAAGGTACGGAAGTCACAGGCTATGACTTTGTGATTAACGTTGAAAAGTCACGCTATGTTAAAGAAAAGTCTAAGATTCCTATCTCAGTTTCCTGGGAAGGTGGAGTACAAAACTGGTCAGGGTTGCTTGATATTGCTCTCCAAGGTCAATATGTTTCTAAGCCGTCGAATGGCTGGTATTGCCGCGTTAGCCGCGAGACTGGCGAACTACTTGAGCCAAAAGTACGAGAGGCAGCAACACTAGAAGCTGACTTCTGGCAGCCTATCTTTGAAGAAACTGATTTCAAAGATTATTTGAAGCAGGTTTATAAGATCGGCGGTAATGCAATCCTTAAGGATTTTGAAGAAGATGCTGATTGAGAATGAAGACTACGAACTCGTTACAGTTGACGGGATCGTAGACACCTGGGCTATTCGTTATCTCAAAGGTGATTTTGTAGAAACGAAGATTGTAATTGGACAGATTGCTTTTAACGAAGTAAAGGATCACTGGTCCTTTAACTTTGATATTATAGAGACACCAGATCCTGACTATGTTAACAAAGATAACGAGGATCTACAAGAACATGTGGCTCGTACGATAGAAGCAATCATCTATCATAATGAAGAAGAAATTGAACTTAAACCGAGAGACACTCTCACATTGCAATAAAATGAAAATACTTATTCTCGGTCTGCCTAATAGTGGAAAGACTACACTGGCTCGTGAACTATCGTATCATTTCCTGTTGCCTCATCATAATGCAGATACTTATCGTGAGTATAATGCTGATTGGGACTTCAGTGAAATGGGTAGAGCAAGGCAAGCTCGAAGAATGAGTATGCAGTGGGGGATACTCGATTTTGTTTGTCCTACAGAAAGCCTAAGGCGTATGACTAATCCAACGTATATGATTTGGATGGACACGATCGAGAACTCGGGATATACTGATACAGACGCTTTGTTTGAACCAGTAATAGATTATGATATTAGGATTTCGAAATGGATAGAACTAAACCAACTACGCAAATGCTTGGAAGATTTCAACCCTGGCATCGTGGGCATACAGAGCTTTTTAAAAGAATGCATGCCGAAACTGGCCAAGTCATAATTATGATTAGGCAGATGCCAATTGACCAAGACAATCCATACGCTCCAGGCCAAGTCTCAGAAAATATTGATACCGCTTTGTCAATTGAAGGATTTACTTTTGGCGAAGACTATGATATAATTATGGTACCAAATATAATTAACATTGGCTATGGTCGTGATGTAGGCTATAAGTTTACACAATACGATCTTGGCGAAGACATACATAAAATTTCAGCTACGGAAATACGGAATGAACTTAAGAATTGAACAAACGATTCTACGAAAACTTCTCACAGACGAGAAGTATATGCGAAAAGTTCTACCTTTTATCAAACCAGAATATTTTGAAGGACCATATAGAACACTCTTTAAAGAAGCCGGCAAATATGTTGCAAAGTATAACAGCCTTCCGGCAAGAGAAGCATTCCTTGTAGAACTAAACGAACATTCGAATCTCAGCAACGAACAGTTTACCACAGCAGTGGATATTGCTAGTACACTGTTCGATGGAGATGAGGTAGACGAAGACTGGCTGCTTGAGAACACTGAAAAGTGGTGCCAGGATCGTGCTATCTATAACGCAGTCATGGAATCGATTACGATTATTGACGGCAAACATGACACGTTAACAAAGAATGCACTTCCAGAGCTACTCACTAAAGCTCTGGGAGTTGCATTTGATACTAATGTAGGACACGATTATGTTGAAAACGCAGAACAACGATGGGACTTCTACAATCACGAAGAATCTAGAATCCCTTTTGACATCGAGTACTTTAACAAAATTACAAAAGGTGGAGTACCGAACAAAACTCTTAATATTGCTCTCGCTGGTACAGGTGTTGGTAAGTCTCTTTATATGTGCCATGTTGCTGCAGCTGCTTTAACAGAAGGGCACAATGTACTGTACATCACTATGGAAATGGCAGAAGAACGTATCACTGAACGTATTGATGCTAATCTTCTAAACGTACCAATCGATCAACTAGAAAATATGTCGAAAGATATGTTTACGGCAAAAGTTGCTGATCTAGCTCGTAAGACAACCGGTAGATTAATCGTTAAGGAATATCCTACTGGCTCTGCTCATACCGGCCACTTCCGTGCATTGTTAAATGAACTTAAACTCAAGAAGCAATTCAAGCCAGATATTATCTTTGTGGATTACTTGAACATTTGTGCTTCATCTCGTATGAAAGGAATGGGCGGTGCAATTAACTCATACACCTACATTAAAGCAATTGCTGAAGAGCTACGTGGCCTTGCGGTCGAGTTCGACGTACCGGTCTTCTCTGCAACGCAAACGACTCGTTCTGGTTATAGTAACACGGATGTTGGGCTTGAAGATACGTCCGAGTCTTTTGGATTACCCGCTAC